AATATGATAAATAGTGCAATGAATGAAAAGGGTAAAATGGCTATAATATGAGTGGAGCATTACCAAAAACAAATTTTACAGCTATAAATTTAAAAAATAATCAAAAAACTTTGGTTACAACTACAGATAGCGGTAAGACCTTTAGAAGGCAAGTACAGGGGCAAAGATTTAGCTTTACTGTATCTTATCCACCAATGACAAGATCAGACTTTGCACCGCTTATGGCATTTATAATGAAACAAAGATCAAGACAAGAAGCATTTACTGTAACATTCCCAAGCTATCTAAATGCACAGGGCAACGAAACTGGAACATTGCTAGTTAATGGCTCACATACTGCAACAGACACTACAATAGCCATAGATGGGTTTTCGGGTGATGGTGCGGGTAGATTAAAAGCCGGTGATTTTATTAAGTTTGGACATTTAAAAGTTTATATGGTTGTAGAAGATGTAACAAGTTCAAGTAATTCAGCAACAGTTACTATAGAACCACCATTAAGGGAAGCTTTAGCAGATAATAGTTCTGTTACTTATGATTCAGTGCCTTTTAATGTTCATCTTACAAGTGATGTTCAAGAGTTTGCAACAGGGCAAGTAGACAAAGATGGAAACTTACTTTTTAGTTATGAGTTTGATGTAATAGAGAGTTTGTAAATGGCTAGAGGTTTAACAAGTGCAGTAAAAACAGAACTAGCTACCGGAGTAATAGAATCTGTTTTATTGATAGACATTGCTTTTTCTTCAAGGGTGTATTTAACAAATGCTAGTTTTAATATTACATCAAGTGTTTCTGGAAGTTCGCAAACTTATTTATCCAATGGACATTTTAGAGGAATAACAGGGGTTCAAGAAACAAATGCACCTACAAAAAATTCACTTTCTTTAAGTTTGTCTGGTGTTGACCAAAGTTACATATCAATAGCACTTACAGAAAATATTATTAATAAAAATGTTTTCATTTATCAAGGCTATTTAGACTCCAATTTAGCATTGATCGCAGACCCATTTTTATTATTTTATGGAACAATAGACGAATTTAAAATAGCAGATAACACATCAACAGCAACATTGGTTTTGATAATTAGTTCACATTGGGGAAACTTTAGCAAAAAAAGTGGAAGGACAACTACAGATAATTCACAACAAAGATTTTTTTCTGGTGATAAAGGTATGGAATTTTCAGCACTGACTGTAAGAGATATTAAATGGGGTAGGGTATGACCAGTACACATTTATATTATGCAGAAAAATCTGATATTGAAAGTATCTACGAACTTGCAATAGAATATAAAAATGTTGATTTGTTAGATGCTGATTATCCAGATATTGACAGAAATAAATTAATTAATTTTATTAATATTATGCTTAAAAAAGGTAAAATTATGTTAATGAAAGACTTAGACAAAGATAGATTAATTGGTTGTTGTATGTTTAATAAATCTGAATATTTTTTTAGTAAAACAGAAATAATGCAGATACAAATAGTCTATGTAAAAAAAGATTATAGAAATTTTAATCTTGTTAAAACTTTAATTGATAGTGTAAAAAAACAAGCCAATGGTTTGCCTTTAGTTTTATCAATAACTTCTGGTTTAGGAATTGACCCAGTTTTTGAGAAATTAGGTTTTCAAAATATGGGTTCTAATTGGAGATATATATAAATGGGTGGTTGGAATCCTATTGATGATATTGTAGATATTATTGACGATATTGTTGATGGCATAGGTGACATAATTGAAGATGTTATTGGTTGGATTGTTCCAATGCCAGAAATTCCAGATTTTGGCACACTTAGACCAGACCAAAATGCAAAAGGGATATTAGTAAATAAAATAAGTTCAAATGGTGCAATTCCTATTATTTATGGAACAAGAAAAGTGGGTGGCAATATTGTTTTTTTAGCAACATCTGGAACAGATAATCAATATTTATATATGGCATTAGTTTTGGGTGAAGGTGAAATAAGTGAAGTAACTGCATTATATGTAAATGATAAAAGAGTTAATTTATCTGGTGTTATGACTGATAATGTTCAAAGAACTGTAACAAGTTCCGATCAAAATTTTTTTGATACAGAAAATTCACAAAGTCTAATAACAGTTGAAGCACATTTTGGTTCTGATAGTCAAACCGCATCAAGTTTATTATCTACATTAAGTACATGGACAAGTTCACATAAACTTTCTGGTTTAGCATATTTAGCAATAAGATTTGAATGGAATAGAGATAAGTTTGGTTCAATACCTCAAGTACAAGCACTTGTAAAAGGTCGAAAAATTTATGACCCTAGATTAGATAGTACTATTACTGGTGGAAGTGGAAGCCATAGAGCAGACACAAGTTCAACATGGGCATTTTCAGATAATCCAGTTTTGCAAATGCTTGACTATCTAAGAAACGATAGGTTTGGCATGGGAATAACAAATAGTTATTTTGATACTAATTTTTCAGATTGGCAAACCGCATCAAATGTTTGTGATACACAAATACAACCTTTAGGTGGTTCAAATATAATTTTATATTCCTTTGGATTTGACTATACAGCAGATAGTGAAAGAACAATTACAAATACTATTGATCTAATGAATAGTAATACTGTGATTGATACAGCTAAAAATGCAATAGATAATGTTAAAGAATTTGTAAGGGGTTCAAGATCATATTTAAATTTTTCAGGTGGTAAATATAATATTTTAGTTGAAACCAGTGGTTCAGCATCAATAACACTTACGGAAGATAATATTTTAGGTGGGATAAATGTTATAAGTAAAAATAAAAATTCAAGATATAACAGGGTCATAGTCAATTTTATAAATCCAGATAAAAACTATCAATCAGATACAGCACAGTTTCCACCGATAGATGAATCACTTGTTGATAGTGCAGACAGACACGCTACATTATTATCTGAAGATGGTGGAATATTATTGGAAGGTAGATTTGATTTTTCAATGTTGACTAATAAGTTTCAAGCACAAGAAATGGCTGAAATAATATTAAGACGTTCAAGATCAAGTTTAAATGTTTCGTTCAAAGCAGATGCAACCGCATTAGATTTATTAGTTGGCGATATTGTAAATATAACCCATGCTACCCCCGCATTTTCTGCTAAACCCTTTAGAGTACAAGGAATGACTATAAATGCAGATCATTCAATTAGTTTAAGCTGTTCAGAACATCAAGATTCATATTATACATTTGGTACTCAAGATGCTATTCCATCAATACCAGACACAGTTTTGCCAAATCCTTTTTCAGTTCAGCCACCATCAAGTGTCACATTATCAGATCAATTAATACAATATAATGATGGAACAGTTATTGTTGCTTTAGATATAACAGTAGGTGCTAGTCCAGACCAATTTGTTGATTTTTTTCAAGTAGAATACAAACTTAATTCAGAATCAGATTTTATTATATATGCTCAAGGTTCTGGATTAAATCACAGGGTATTAAATGTTATAGACCAATCAACATATAATGTAAGAGTTAAAGCAGTTAATAGCTTGGGTGTTTCTTCAACCTATGTTTCTGCATCAAGAACTATTGTGGGAGCAACAGCACCACCATCTGATGTAACAGATTTATCTTGTAATATATCTGGAGAAGAAGCTCATTTATCTTGGGAAGCTGTTACCGATTTAGATTTAGCCTTTTATAACTTGAGATTTTCTGAAAAAGTAGATGGAACAGCAGATTGGTTAAACAGTGTTGCTTTAGTTGAAAAAATATCAAGACCTGCAACATCTATAACTGTTCCTGCAAGACAAGGAACTTACCTAATAAAAGCAGTTGATAAAATTGGAAATGTTAGTCCAAATGCTACTGCTATAATTTCAAATGTAACAAGTGCATTAAATTTTAATGCTGTAGCAACACAATCAGAACACCCAACTTTTGGTGGCACTTTTACAGATACAGTTTTAGTTGATGGTGCAATAGAATTAGATTCATCAGAATTATTTGATTCAGCAAGTGGAAATTTTGATGACGAAACAGATAGAACTTTTGATAGTGGTGCAAGTAATGCTGACTTTTTATCAACTGGCAGTTATGAGTTTGCAGATGTTATTGATATAGGTGCAAAGCACACTGCAAGAATCACTGCATCAATTACACAATCAGCAGATAACCCAGATGATTTGTTTGATTTTAGAAGTGGAAACTTTGATGATGCAAGTTCAAACTTTGATGGAGATGCACCAGTTAATCAAAATGCTCATATAGAAATAGCAACAAGTGATGACAATGTAACATATACTGATTTTAGAGGTTTTGTTATTGGAGAGTATGAAGCAAGGTATTTCAAATTTAGAGTTGTTTTAATTTCAAGAGATTCAGCAACTACACCAGTTGTATCAGAAGTTTCAGTTACAGTTGATATGAAAGATAGAATATTTAGTGGCAATGATATTGTTTCTGGAACAGGAACTAAATCTGTTACATTTACAAATCCATTTAAAAGTGGTAATTTTGCAATTGGGATAACAGGACAAAGTATGGCAACTGGCGATTATTTTACAGTATCAAATAAAACAATAAATGGTTTTGATGTTGCCTTTTTTAATAGTTCAAATGCAGGAGTATCAAAAACTTTTGATTTTATCGCTAAAGGTTTTTAAGGAGAATAAATAAATGGCATACCCAACTTCATCAAGACCAAGTGATTTGCAAGTAGCAAACCAATCTTTCCCATCATTTAGGTCAGATTTAAATACAATTTTAGAACATGTTACTCAATTTCATGCAGGAACATCAAGACCAAGTTATATTAATCATGGTATGATGTGGTTAGATACAACTGATTCAGCAAATCCAATATTAAAATTTTATGATGGTTCAGATGATATCACATTTGCAACATTTAATACGTCAGCAAATACAGTAAACGTATCAGATTCAGCTACAAGTTTATCTGGAGATACCTCACCACAATTAGGTGGTAATTTAGATGTTGTTACACATAGTATAGTTTCAACATCAAATAGAGATATAAACATTACACCAAATGGCACTGGAAGGGTTGTTTTTGGAACTGCTTGTTTACCTAAAACAAATGCTTCATCTGGTTTAACTTTAAATTTTGACACTCACCAAAACTTTTTTGTAACTTTATCAAGTGGTTCAAATTCATTAGCGAACCCAACAACAGAAGCATCTAATGTTGGTCAAACTGGTGTTATTATATTTATACAACCATCAAGTAGTAGTGCCGGAACAGTATCTTTAGGAACTGATTATGAAACAGTTGGTGCGGGTGGTTTAAGTCTATCTTCTGCAAATAATGATTATGATGTTGTGCCTTATGTTATAAAAGCAGATAATTCTATTTTATTAGGTTCACCACAATTAAACTTTGGATAATTAAATGGTAAGTTCAGAATATTGGTTTGGAGCAGAAGCAGGATTTTATAATTCTGTGGCAACTCAGTCATTGAGATTTGATATTGGTAGTTCTACCTATTTAACAAGAACACCATCAAGTGAAGGGGATAGAAGAACTTGGACTGCTAGTTTTTGGGTTAAAAGAAGTGATTTTAATACATCACAATCACAAAATATATTTACAAGTGGAGTTGTTAATTCTACAGATTTAGCTTTATTTTTTGATACAAACACCACATTTGGTTTTTACTCAAGAGAGGGTGGTTATGTTACAACTAATAGAGTATTTAGAGACCCATCAGCTTGGTATCATATAGTAGTTGTATTAGACACAACTCAAGGAACTGCTAGTAATAGAGTTAAAATTTATGTAAATGGAACTCAAGAAACATCTTTAGCAAATTCAACATACCCAGACCAAAATTCACAAAAAAGCACTAATGATGATGTTCTTCATAGGATTGGTGGAAGAGATTATTCAAGTGCTTATAATTATTTGGGTGGATATTTAGCTGAATTTAATTTAATAGATGGAACTGCACTAGACCCAACATATTTTGGCGAAACTAAAAATGGTGTATGGATACCAATAAAATATACTGGCTCGTATGGCACTAATGGTTTTAGATTACAATTCAATCAAACTGGAACTGGAACTGCATCATCATCAACAATAGGTGCAGATACAAGTGGCAATAATAATCATTTTACATCTAGTGGTATAGTTGCATCTGATTGTAATATGCCTGATAGTCCTGAGAATAATTTCTCAACTTGGAATGCCTTATTTAGAGGTGGTGAATCATCTAGCAGTATAGCTACTTCACCTACTTTATCAGATGGAAACCTTCAAGTTTCTTTAGGACAAAATGCCTATATAGGAAATACTTTTAGACCAATTAGTGGTAAATGGTATTGCGAATTTAGAGTAAAAACTGTTGGTAGTACAAATGGTGAAATAGATTGGGGTTGGTTACAAGCTACAACTTATGCAGGAACTACTGGTCATGGTGGACAAGCTAATAAATGGGGTGCTTATTATCATGCTTACTCTACAGACCATATTCAACTTTATGATGAAACATCACAATTAGGTTCTAATATAAACCTCACAATATCAGCAGGAGATGTATTGCAACTTGCTTGGGATATAGATAATAATAAAGGTTGGGTTGGTATTAATGATACTTGGTATAGAACCAATGCAAGTGATGGCAATCCATCAAGTGGAACAAATGAAACATTTACATTTACAGATGATGAAGCACAAAACCTACAATGCTATATAGCAAATGGAACTGGTACAGATGTTCATGTTGCTAACTTTGGTCAGGATTCTACATTTGGTGGCGATGAAACTGCAACATCTAATGCAGATGCAAATGGTATAGGTGCATTTCACCATGCTCCACCATCAGGCTTTCTAGCATTATGTACATCTAACCTACCTGAACCAACCATAAGTCCTAACTCTTCAAATGGTACTGCTGATGAATATTTTAATACAGTTCTTTATACTGGTAATGGGACAGGGCAAACTATATCAGGGGTAGGTTTTCAACCTGATTGGACTTGGAATAAAAATAGACAAACATTTGACTATCATATTTTACAGGACAGTTCTAGGGGAGCAGGAAAAGAATTGTTTTCTAACTCTACTGATGATGAAGAAACATACTCAACGAGTATAACATCTTGGAACACTGATGGTTTTGTACTTGGAAGTAGAGAACCTATAAATGCAAATGGAGAAACATATGTTTCGTGGAACTGGAAAGCAAATGGAACAACACCAACAAAAACATATAAAGTAAAAGTTGTTGCAGATAGTACAGATTATGGACATGGCAGTGGTGCTAATAAATA